GTGTTTTACCTTCCTCAGCAGCTTTACTAAATTTTGCCCAATTTCGAGCGAAAGTAGGCCCACTATCACCTAGGACATCATTCCAATCCTTAGAAGTTCCTTCTAATTTTTTTATCTCGCCCCGTGTTTTTGTAAAGGACTTTTGCAATTGCATCACTTTTTTGTTCTGCTCTTTTAGAGCAGCACCTGCAAGAAGATGCCCACGATTATTCTGCCCCGATATCTTTATTATTTCTTGCTCAATAGTCTTTAACTCTTTATGGTATTTTACAGCTTCATCCGAAGCACCCTTCATGGATATTTTCTTTAAAGAGCCATTCAAATTAACGACTTCTTTTTCCATGCTATTTAGGGCATCATCCACCCCATTCAGATTTTTTATTTGTTCTTTTGTAACTTTCTTACTTGTTTTACCATAGGTTGTTGTAGTCTTATTAAGATTTTCAGTACTCTTAGCCACATTTTTAAGGGCTGCATCCAATGCCTGGACGATTTTTACATCTGCTTGGGTTGGTTTATCGGCCATCTTTAATTCCTACCGGTTAAGACTTTAGCACCAATCTTCTTGTATATTCGACTCTCACTTTTCTGTTTCTCTTCTACCATATCATTAACAATCATTAGATTATTAATTTTTCTTGATGTTAATTTTTCTGCTTCTTCAGATGAAAGAGGTCTCTGCTCAACAGAAAGAGGAAGAGTATCTTTCCCTCTTTTTTCTCTGATTTCTATCAGTCTATCTTCTATCTTTTTGGTCTTCTCTTCTGTTCTTTGTTTTATTTCATCCATATATTTATCGATAAATAAATCATGCCTGTCTTTCTTACCCTCCATCTGCCTATTAAGCTCTGCTACAAGCTCCTCAGCAGTATCTACAGGAGCAGACCACTTCTCGGGTGTCCATGCTTCTCTTTTAACCGAACCCATCTTTGCCAGCTTTTTACGGCGCTTCTCGATGAGCTGGATATTAGAATCAAATTTTGCACGGACACTTCTAACTCCCTTAGGATTACTGGCAGAGGCTACAAAAAGAGAACGAGAAAAATCTTTATTATATTTTTCTTCCTCATCTAGCATATTATTAATTAGGACCCAATTTTCCTGATAGACATTAAGACCCATTCTATCCGTTCCTGGTATCCCCGTTAATTCCACACTATTCGGATAATTACCCTGCGAAAATTTCCATATCCTACGAGATCTATCAGTAAAACTAAAGCCTTCTATAAAATCTACTGCCATTAATGAAGATTCTCTCAGAACCATTAACTCATTAAAAATGGCACTACAAAGAACATTAGGCATCCTACTAAAAAGATCAAAACTTCTTCTGTAAAGTCTTTCCCTATCTAACAGTACATTTTCACCATCTAATGAAAAGAGACTGTAAATCAAATAATTCATATTAAAGCGATAGATGTAATCCTTATCTTTATCCGACCCTGCATTTAATTTAATTAATTGATATTCTCTATTATTTATAGTTTTAAAGACAAGAAGTCTACCAGATACATTAATACCTGTAAGAAGAAATCCTTTATAAATCAAATCGGAAAGAACCTGGTAACCTTCATCTTTTATCATGCTTATTCTACAACCTGCTCTGGATTTTCTCTCTTAGCGTCTGCAGCTGCAATTTCATTGTCCACGGTCTCTTTTAGCTTTTCTATCTCAGAAAGACCCTCGGAAGTATTTTCAACTATTCGTCTGAATTCATTCTTACTTTCCTCATCTTCAATCTTATCTGACAATAGGATTCTTTCAAACTTGGCGCTTTCCCTAACCTTATTTTCAGATTCTTTTGCCATATGAGTAAAAGCTTCAAAGAGAACATCAATAATGGAAGAAGGCCATTGGGAAAGATAATCTTTCATAAAAAGAAATTTAGATTTGAATTTACCATCTTCATACTCAATTTCATCCTTATCAATATCAAGGTCATTTAACTTTTTTATGGAGCAAGCTAAAGTTAACCTTTTTAAAGCTTCTATATATTCTGTTTCATCTACCTCTTTACAGGATTCCAGAATAATTACTTCTTCTTTAGAGGAAAGAGGAGCTATCTCAAAATGAAGACCCTCTTTCTCAAAGTCTACATTTTTTCTTTTAGCAAAATTATCATTGATTATTTTTAGGATGTTATTAAAATTCATGATTACTGCTCCTTTAAATTCTATATGGATGTGGGTACGACAAAGAAATTACCAATAAAAAGGAGAGGTACTCGCCTGAAGGAATACAAAAGAAGATTTTTTGCAGTTGTTATCTTATTTGAATCTGTTAAATATTATCTATTATTTATTATCTTATTTTATATAAACCAGGCCCCCAATTAAGAAGGCCTGGTTTTCTATCCTCTCAGGAATAACTCTCTTACTTATACATTAAAACGTACTGAACGACCCTTATCAGTATTAGCTCCAAGAACTGAATAAGGTTCTGGCTGATCCCCTGCATTTTCATCGGAATAAGGAAATCTTCCAACGTCCTGCAGAATATCAGATACATTTATTGTAACAGTTTCCTGTACAAGTGCTGCATCTGAAGCATATGAGATACTGTAATCTGAGATCCAGCATGCTTCGTAAAAAGTCAATAGAGCTTGTTCGTTGTATTGCTGCAACTCATCTGTAGCCTGTACATCAACATCATCAAGATAATCAGTAGCACTTGTATTCGCTTCAGTAGCAAGAGCACTGAAAACAAGTTCCTGCTGAATATCAAAAGGCCATCTATGATGCTTTAACGATCTGGCAATACCGTCTACTCCAGATTTATAACCGAACACCTGATAAATATTCGAAAGATATAAAGCTGTTCTTGTAATCGATATAGTCATAGGATCAGTTACACCTGGTACTAACTCAGCGACCTGATCTCCAAAACCAATACCACGAACCGGTTCAATTGTTCGTGCTTCACTCGGATCAAATGTTGCCACAACACCTAGCTGTGTCAAATCGCCCGATGCGTTATATGCAAAGATACGGTTTTTTGAAGAGATGACTGAGAGGGTATTCGGAGTCACACCTTTTCTGAAAATATAGCTATCTTTATCCCTAGCCATTTTTAACCCTCCTTAGAGTTTTATATACATCATTTATTTATGAAAAAGTTGACTTAAACGATTCTGTTCAGTCTCGCTCAAATCACCTATATCATCCATTGTCACTAAGCCAGCTTCCATTTCAATGTCTCCAAAGGCAGAAGATTTTAAAAGGTCAGTATCAACTTTTGTTGCTTCTTTTTCTTCTTCTTTTTCTTCTTCTTCTTCTTTCTCAACAACAGGAGCTGCGGCTTCTTTTTCTTCTACTTCTGTTTTTGGACAGGCTGGAGTACCACTCAAAGGACCTTTACCATCTTTATCCGGAACACCTGGGCCTTTTTTATCCCCTGCTTCTTTCTTATCTTTTTTATCGCCACATGCTTCAACTTCTTCTTCTTTGACAATTTCAGCCTTAAGAGCTTTACGAATTGCATCAGAGGCTTTCTTTGTCCACACATCAGAAGCTTCCTTAACTTCTTCTTCTTCAGCTTCAGGTTTTTCTTCTTCTTTGACTTCAGGTTTTTCTTCTTCTTTGACTTCAGGTTTTTCTTCTTCAGCTTTTTTGTAGGTTTTCTTCGCCTCAGCAATAAGCTCAGGAAGAGACATACCTTTATTCTTTTCCCTGACTTTTTTCATGTGATCCATCCAAGGATTACCTGCTTCTACTAATCGACTACCAAGCTGGTCATCGCTCATTTTAGCAATAGCAAATGCCATTGTTCTGAGATCTCTAGCCATAGGATCACTCTCAACAAATTCTTGAGAGAGTACATCCAAACTAGCTATTATGTGTTTACGTTCCATTGACGCCTCCCTATTAAGTAGCGGTCTGTTTGGGTAAAAATCAGAGTTATGTCGCTGATCGCCGTAAGCCTCTTCAGATTCTTTTTTGGCTTTTTCAAAACTTTCGTTCATGAGAATTTCCTCAGGACGGAAATAAATTCTCCGTTTTATGGGAAATACAGAGGGATCAACAAGAAACTCCAAAATGTTGTTTGCAACTCTTTTTGATGATACTTTAATGTCCATTACGAATTCCTTATTTAGAAGGAGGGCTCGAAAGCCCCCCAATTAATCTTATATATTCGTACGAAGATTGTATGTGATAACAATCCACAGAACAGGAAGTACTGGACTGTAGTATGCCACAACATTAATAATCGTAGGATCATTAGGATCCTGCTCAGCCTTTATACCCGTATAAGCAGTAATGATGGTAGCAGATTTCAAAGCTGACATATAAGACTTTAAAGTCTTCTCGATCTCTAATTTTCTACCAACAAGATTTTTTCTACCAATGTACGGTTGTAAGATTGAACGTGAACCTCTTTGCACGAAATCTTTCGTACGGACAACAGAAGGCGTTCTGGTTAACACTGACGAGATATCTGTTGTTAAGGCAAATTTAATTTGGATACCCGCTGCAGTTTCTTCTAACAACGTTAATCCAGCATTTGCTGTCTGTGCCGATACTACAGAATCCATACGACGATAGAGATGATTAAAACCCACAATAGGTTTCTTTGTCATAGGTTCTGCTACATCAAATGCAGGAGAAGTATCACGGCCAGCTACTGCAGCAGCCATATATGAGCCATCTACCAAATACTCTACTTCATTACCAAGTTCATCTACGATTGAAGTGACAGCACCATCAGGATAAATCCCAACCATTCTTTCACTATTCACCGCTCTGGCATAAACTTGAGCAGTTGCAGGTGTGGTGTTTACAGGGAAACCGAAATAAGACATGTGCTCATTACCATACCTGATACCAGACTGAATCAAGTTTGAGGTTTTGAGATATGCCAAAACTGTTGTATTGGTAGTCAAAGGCTCCATCAATACAGGTTTCACTCCACCTACCATAGGCTCGTTGAAATAATCTATACCGGAAATGTACCTTGAAGCAGGCGCATCATCTGCACCAGTAGTCTTTTGAATCTGTAAAACTGCAATAACACTGGTACCATTTAAGAATGCCAGATGACCGGCAAGTCCCAATTTATTATTTATAGTCAAACCACCTGTAGCCGCAAGAAGAGCATTCTCCTGGCTATACAGTTTAGCTGTAGTTAAACCTTCACTATCAAATTGAACTTCTTCTTTGAAGTTGACATAATAAAAATCACCAACTTGAGGTTCTGCTCCGGATAAGTTATAGGTCCTTACTACTGCTGTATCACCTACAACAATATCAGTTGTGTCTGAAACCTCAGTCCTTACACCTGGAATAGCACGAGTAGGAATAGCAGAGGTAATAAATTCCTTGTCAACTGCATATCCAATGACATCAGCAGTCTGATAAACAACTGAGACACCTTCATTAACAGTAACCTGGAAACCTGTAACGACATCCTTATAAGTCTGATTAAGATAACCAGTATTATCACCACCGGAACCTGAACCATTAGCGTCAGTAGAACTGACTGTGTAAGATGTTGCATCAGTAAAAGTCAAAGAAACTGTTTCTATTACTGCAAATCCAGGTGCAACCTGAGCATCACTATTACCTGCACCAGTACCGGCAGGATAGGTCACATTCTCAGAGGCAAAATCTGGATCGGAAACAGAAGTAGCAGCGGTTGACCATTGTACATCCATAGCTACACCGGAGTTTGCACCGGTTACTTCATAAGTTCCGACACCTACACCACCAGTAGTAGTATCAGTAAGTGTCCAAACATCGTCAGGGAGACGATTGCTATATTGAGTTACATAGACATATTCACCAACTGCTGGAGGTGTTGCAAGAATTACTTCTCTTGAATCGGCACCCAAAGCAATTGCATCTACTACTGTAGCATTAGAAGGATCCGTTCCATGATATGCAGTAATAAGATCAGGATTATCTGTTTTATATCCAAGACCTTGACCACTAACCGGAGTTGCCTCAAGAGTAAAGGTAGCATTTGTACCATCTACTGTACCTGTAGCAAGTCTACGGAAAATTCTGTTATCAAAAAGAGTTGTTGTGATCTGAGTATCATCAAAAGATTCTCCACCAATAGTTGTTGTACCATTGGATGTCTTAACTGAATGACCCCAGTTAACTGTGCTGAAATTGCCTGTGGTATCAAGAACGTAATCAACACCATTTACAAAA